AAAGAGCATCGTATCCAGCCAGAGGGTATGGCACAGTGCCTTCGCCATAAAAGGATAGCTGAAAGACAGTTTACTCCTAATGTACAATATAAATGTCTTAGATCTAAAGCAGAATTAGAGGAAAATATTGATGGCACACAAACAATTAAAAAACTAATATTAGAATAGTGGTCAAATTTTTATTAGTTATTCAAATTTGTTCTGCTATACATGGTAATTGTTTACCTAAACAATCTGTTGATGTATATGATTCTTGGTATAATTGTGCTGCTTCTGGTACAAATGAAACAACTCAACTAATGGAAATAATAGGAGAAGATTTAATAAATAATAATAAAATATATATTACATTTTCCTGTAGACCACAAAATGAAATATAAAAAAAGAAACCCAGTAGTTCAAGTTCTTTTAAAATTTAAAAATAAAATTATTGAACATAAAAAAATATATAAAAGAAATAAACAAAAAATTAAACAGCAAATGTTAAGTCATAGTCAGGATATATAATGGGTAAATTACCTTTTGAAATAAGAATGACTATATTATTATTTGTAGGTGGATGTATACCCATATTCATTCATCATATAGTACATAAATTATGGGATGTAAGTATATTAAGAGCCGCAGAAATTACTTTTATATTATGTATTCCAGTAGCTTACTGGATGGCAAGTAAAATTAATGAACGTTGGCATGATGATCAGGAGTAAATATGTATTTAAACGCTAATATCCCAGTAATAGAATGTTATGTAAGAGGTAATTATCTAAGAGATCAAAAAGATTCTCATGATAAATACTTTGAGTGTGTAGTATTTGGTTTTAGTTCTATACCAAAACAAGTACCACTGTTTCATTATATGATGACAGATGGTGGTATCTGGTGGAGAGCACCTATATCTGCATTTTGTAAAAAACCAGGTGTAAAAGAATTACCTTTAAATGAATTAATGTTATGGGATTCATTTAGTTATAATGTAAGTGTTACTAAATTTTATCAACTACAAGGTTGTAAAATGATGTATACATCTAGAAGAAGAAAAGAAAGAGAAGGCACATATTTATTTACTATAGATTGGTGTGCTGGTGATTATAATGAATTAGATTTTGGTTATGCAGAAAAACCTGATCAGCATAAATGCGGACATGTAATAGAATTAGACGATGGCAACTATGCAATACAACCCAACAATAGATTAAGGATCTTTGACCCATCAATGGCAGCAGATCCATCAAAACCTCTCATACATAGATTAGTCAATACTAAAATTTGGTCTGTAGAAGACACATCAAAATGGATAACAGATGAAAATCAGGAAGGTAGTTATGACTATGAATATAAGGAGATAAAAGATGACAAAGAAAAAGTCAACGGTAAATAAAGCGGGTAACTACACTAAGCCAACTATGAGAAAGCGATTATTTAACAAAATAATGGCTGGAACAAAGGGTGGAAAAAGTGGACAATGGAGTGCCAGAAAAGCTCAGATGCTAGCAAAGCAGTACAAGGCAGCTGGTGGAGGTTACAAGTAATGGTAAAAAAATTAAATAAAGTAGCTAAGGCTTTAGGTAAAGCATCTAAGCTGCATAAAAAACAATCTAACATTATTAAAAAACATATTAAAGAAATGAAATCTTATGGCAAAAAAAAGAGATCCTAAAGTAGGAACTGGTAAAAAGCCAAAAGGTTCAGGTAGGAGGTTGTATACAGATGAGAATCCTAAAGATACTGTCGGTATTAAGTTTGCAACTCCTACAGATGCCCGTAAAACTGTGGCAAAAGTTAAACGAATCAACAAACCCTTTGCAAGAAAAATCCAAATTCTTACAGTTGGTGAACAGAGAGCCAAAGTTATGGGTAAGACGCAGGTGGCTAGCATATTTAAGAAAGGTAAGGAATCAATCAGAAAAGGGAGAAAAAAGTAATGGCACTCGCAAAGAGTCAGAGAAGTCTTAAAGCATGGGGGAAACAGAAATGGAGAACGAAATCAGGCAAGAAGTCTTCGGAAACTGGAGAACGGTATTTACCAGAGAAGCCTATAAAGAGTCTATCGTCTGCGGAGTATGCGGCAACGACAAGAGCAAAACGAAGAGGAACAAGAAAGGGCAAACAATTTGTGAAGCAACCGAAAGGGATTGCAAAAAAAACAGCGAAATACAGGAGGTATAACTAATGCCAGGACACTACGGTAAAATGATGAAAAAGAAAAAAGGTAACAAAAAAGTTACTGGAAAAAGAAAAAAACTAGATGTTAATAAAGATGGAAAATTAACAGGTGAAGATTTTGCTATGTTAAGATCTAGAAAAAAAACTAATAAAAAGAAAGTATAATGAGAAAAGGACTATATGCTAATATCCATGCTAAAAGAAAGCGTGGTGGTAAAATGCGTAAGAAAGGTGCTAAAGGTGCACCTACAGCTGCTAATTTTAGGAGAGCTGCAATGACGGCTAAGAAAAAATAATGGTAGCTAAAAAGTATCAAAACCCCTCAGGTGGATTAAATGAGGCAGGTCGTAAATATTTTAAAAGAACGACTGGTGCTAATTTAAAAAGACCTAGTAAAAAAGTTGGTAATAAAAGAAGAGCTAGTTTCTGTGCCCGTATGAAAGGGATGAAAAAGAAACTAACATCTAAAAAAACAGCTAATGATCCAAATTCTAGAATTAATAAAGCTCTTAGGGCTTGGAATTGCTAGTGCAATTTTATTTATAACTATAAGTATGGCTGATATATCTAAAACAAAAGATTTTATAAAAGCAATAGAAGAGGTACGTTTAGAGTATCCTGAAGATGCTGTTGAAAGAAAGATACCATCTTCTTTTATAGCTACAGTTGCAGCTACAGAGACTGGTAATTTTAATTTTGAAGGTGCACCAACTGCACAAAAGGCTAATAATTTTTTTGGAATACATGCAACAGGTGATCAAAATTATATGGAAACATCAGGTGGTGCTAGATTAAGATCATTTGATGATAGTAAAGGTAGCATTAGGGCATTTATGCAATTAATAGCTAATGATGAAAGATATAAAAATGTAATGGATGGTATACAAAAAAATGATAAAGTAGAAAATTTATTTGAAGGTATGTCTATATACGCAGAAAATCCTAATTATACAAATATATTAGGTAATGTTTATAAAAACAGAATACAGCCAATATTACAAACAGAAAATTTTTTATTACCAAAAAGAAAACCTATGACAGAACAAATGGATAGCTTGGAATAAAAAAGGGAAGCCTAACTTAATAGACTTCCCTCGCAGGCAACACGAAGACCGCTTGACTTTTTAGTCAGGTGGTCTTTTTTTTTGGTCGTAATACTTGTGACGATATAAATTTCTATCACCCCAACGTTTACGCCAAAACCAGTTACTTAATGAACTAGCATAACCTTCTAATTTATTCATAACAGGATTATGCCAAAAGTAATATCTAAACTTTTTGTATAAGTTGCTTGATGTCATCTTGTAATTTCCTTCCTACAGCATTAGCATGATTAATAACAGCAGCACATAAGTTTCCATGATAGGGATATCCTTTTAATGCTTCTCTAATTTTACCAACAGGTTTACCACCATAGTCAATAACAATTGCATTGTCCTTATTAAGGCCTATTTTTAATTCAAATAGTATACCAGTATATTTATCTAAATTATTTTTTTCGGACATCTGCATTTCCCCCTGGTACAGGAGTTAGTCCTGCTAAAGTATTCATAAGTTTAACAACTTCACCATAAGGTCTAGTCATTAAGTATCTCATTATATCCATAAGTTGTTCAGAACTTATAGTGTAAGTTCTAGGGGTAGTCTTTTGTTGTGTTTGCTCTTCTTTCTTTTCCATCTATCCTCCTATTAAAATGGTATATCATCGTAATCAAAATGCTTTCCTAGTGTATCTAAGTTTTCTTGTGCATTTGATATTTTAGTTATTAATTTATCTAGTTCTTCTATATGTTGTGGGTGCTCACCTATACCTGCAGAATTTTCTAAATATATTAAAGCAGTTGCTTTAGCACTAGCAATATCAGCCTCATACTTTCTAGCTAATGCTTTTATCAATTGTGTTCTAATCATTCTGCACCTCTAAAAGCATAGTATTTATCTTCTATTAAATCTTCATCTAACAAATAAGGATTGTCTCTACCTTTTTTATTAAACTCTGTTCTTAAATCTCTTATAGTTTGATTTAATGTTCTGCCTTGATTAAGGCTAGCACAAACTAAATCATCTACTTCTATTAGTGCTTGCTTTATTGCTCCCATCTTCTGCCTCCTGTAGTTGTTTATTTAATTTATTTATTTCATTCTGTGTATGTATCATAACTTCTTGTAAAGCTATTATCTTACCTAACACAGACATTTTTTCACCGTGACTCATTTGACCTCCTTTATTAGTCTGTTTAAATACCATTGTGCTTTTTCTAAATCTTGTAAAGGTTCACCCTTAAATTTATATCTAGCAACGTACTTCAAAACATTGCCCTTCAAGTATCCATGATATTCATCGTTTGTCATACAATCCTGTATAACATCTATAGTTTCTTTTTTACCATATTTATAATGTGCAGGTGAATTAACTTTATCGTCTACCATATTCTCTCCTTATTGCATTATAGTCAATTGTTTCCATATTATAAGATCCATTAACAACTTCTCTTTTAACTATAATACCACTCCACCACATATGCTGTGTATCTCTAGCAAAATGTTCTTTATGATTTAAATAACATCCTGCAGATAAAGCGTGTAGCTTTTTACCATTTGGTAAAGTAGATGTAGCATAATCTAACAAATGACTATGGCCTACTGTAGCAGATACTTTATGTTTTGTCAATAGAGTTCTAGCTATATTTTCTCCTGATATAGCACTACCAAGTATACCTGACGGAAAATGATGAGCATAGTATACTCCATTTAAAACTTTATTTTGTTTATATGGAACTTCTTGCCATCCATATTGTTTAAAGTTTAAATCACTAATTTTTAATGTGCCATCTAATTCAGGATTCTCATCTACAAATCTATCTATTCTATCTTCATGATTACCATGTAACATAATCTTTCTAGCTTTGTGTTTACCTAAACCTTTATTAAATAAAGATAATGCTTCATGTGAGTGTTGCATATCCTTTTGATATCTTCTACCTTCAAATGATTTTTTCTTTTTATCATACGAAGATAAAGAATCCATACTACAAAAATCACCCATACAGATAATGTGTGTAGCTTTTACATCTGCAGCTAGCCTACCTGCCCACAGAAATCTTTCATTGCTTGCTTTAGGTGTGCAATGGGGGTCACCTATTACAACATGCGTTGCCATTAATTTAACTCCTTATCACGTTTCTGTTTTAAAAATTCAAGAAAGTCTATTACGTTATCTTCACTATCAAACTCTGCTATTGAATTAATAGTTAGATCTCCCTTGTTTTGTTTTTTATCATCAGCAAATCCACGAAGTCCCCATAGAAACGTTGAATGAGGATCAGTAGTTGCCATCTTTATCATGCCTCTTGCTATTGTAGAACATAATTCATACTCTTCTGTGGTCATTATATTTTTACTATCCATAACTATACCACAACTAAAACCTTTTTCCCAAGGTGTTACTAATACTTTTATTGCATTTAAAAATGCTTTATTTGTTATTTTTTTTGCCATTGTTCCAATACTTATTATAGTTTTCTTTATTATATTCTACCACTTTATGTTCTTGTTGTCTACTCATACTAGACTTACCAAATTGATTTGCTTCTTTTTCATTATCAAAAATTGTATTACTAAACATTTTATATTCTTTATCCTTTTTATTTTTAAATATTACAAAATAAATCATAATCGGTAAAGGTGGATACTAGACCCCTCAAACTAATACCCACCCAGTTACGCAAACTCTTCCTCCTTTTTAGGATTATTAACTTCCGTATACCAAACCCATTTAGGGTTCTTACCTTTAGATTGCTGTTGTGGTAACAACTGCAATTTACTTCCCCAACAAGGAAGTTTGTATGGGCAAAATGAACAAGCTAAGCCCAAAACTTTATTACCTGTAGGTTTACCTCTGAATGTTTCTTCGATTGCATCATACTGTCTTTTGAAAGGTATACCATCTTTAATTGCTTTAATATTATCTTTAGCCTTTTTTATTGCATCACTTTTATGTGGCTCTACAAGTTTCGGTGTTTCACACACTGTCCACTCGCCTGTAGATTTATTAATAACTATCCAACCACCAAAGTCTTTGCTTTGACTCTCTGCATATAAAAATCCTTGTGATGCATAACCAAAGGTATCATCCTTAACAACTTCGTTAAATCCACCGTCTTCTCCAAACTTCTTTTCAAAGGAATATGGCGATGCACTTTTAATATCCCATACCTTTTCATCAATTTCAACATCCTGTCTTCCTTCAATCTCTTCTCCATTAAATTTATACTTAACTTGTTTCTGTTCATTTTTTATTTCTACTCCTGCAGATTTCATTATAAACAATGCTAGTGCTTCTATAATATCTCCAAATGTATTTCTAACTTTAGCATTGTAAGGTTGTCCCTCACCTTTTATACCCTTAGCCTCCATCTGCAATTGGCATAAGGGTCTACCTACATTGGACATTCTAAGTTCAAACTTAGATCCTCTGTTCTCAGTAAATTGTTTTAGTAAGGCCTTTTTACAGGCCTCACCAAACTCCTCAACAAGTGTTTTGTCTACTTGTGCAGGACTCTTTGACACTTTGTCAAGATACTTCTGTACTTTTAAAAGTATGCTATTCATTACTTAGCTATTT